TGCTGACCAAGAAGTTCTTCAGTCGGCTTGTCTCCATTCTGGCTATATAGTCGGATAGCATCCTTATATTGATTGCCCCAACTCCGGTATTTCGCCCAGGCCAAAGTCTGCTCGGCGAAACAGCGGTCGGGATCAGCCATCACAGCCACAAGAGAGTCGAAGAAATCGGGCAGGAACGCCGGATTACCTATACTTTCCAGGAAATTTCGGGAGCGATCTTTCCTGCTGGTGCCATTCAGTGACTGAACTTTGCCATTAGACATTGATTTCTCTCCGGGGCCCGGGGCCTGGCGCCTGGCAAGGACGCTAAAAAAAAGTTATTGAAAATAAAGCAAGGTGGGTTAAACTAGAGGCGTCTCAGGGTCTGATCACCCAAGAGGCGTTTGATCTCCCCCACCTGCTTTGTGGCCTTTTGCTGAGTTTTCGCGACCTGCCAGTTTTGATCGCTCAGCAGAAGTCAAATAAACGGGGGAGGTCTCGTAAGGATATCCCCGTCGGGACTTAGGCTACTTGGGTCACCTATTGTGGCATAATCCCGACGGTCATAGGCGGTGGGCGCCGCTGTAATCTGGGCCGCATGGCCTCCCCCAGACACGCTCATGTCCAATTCACTAAACCAGATCTTGCTCTTGCCGAGGCAGAACGGTTGAGGTTCAAAAACGCGCGGCTGGCCCTGAACACGACGGTATCCTACCAACGCGACTGGCGCGTATTCACCGCATGGTGCCAGGCCGCGCAACTCTGGTGCCTGCCCGCTACGGCCGATACGGTCGAACTCTACATCTGCGACATGCTGAACCGGGGCCGCAAGGTGACCACGCTTGAAAGGCATACCGTCGCGATCCAATATCATCACCGGCAGGCCGGCCTGGATAACCCCTGCGGTCCTTCGGTGAGGTCTCTGCTGGCGGGAGCTAAGCGGACGCTCTGCCAGCAGCCAGACCAGAAAGACGCCATTACGGTCGAGAATCTGCGCCAGATGGTGCAGGCAATCGGACACGATACTGCGATAGCGGCCAGGGACTCGGCCCTGCTGCTGTTCGGATATGCCACGGCTTTGCGACGTTCCAATCTGGCGAGCATGCGTCTTGAGCATTTGGAATTCCTCAGCAAAGGTATTGTGGTGCAGATAGAGCGCGAGAAGCAGGACCGCAAGGGCGTAGGGCGCCAGCTTGCCGTGCCGTATGGAGAACATCCGGAAACATGCCCGGTAAAGGCGGTCGAGCGCTGGCTCGATTACCGTGGCAAGGATCCGGGGCCGCTGTTCTGCCATGTGATGAGAGGCCATTGTATTCCCTCCAAGCCCATAGCGGGTAATCACGTCGCCAGAATTATTCAGGACGCGGCGGAAAGGATCGGCTTGGACCGCAAGCGGATCGGTGCCCACAGCCTGCGTGCCGGATTGGCTACTGCGGCCTTGGAGAACGGCTGTGATTCGCTTGTGGTGGCGCGCCACACGGGCCACGCCAGCCTGGATATGCTCCGGAGGTACTACAGGTCTATCGACCTCTGGAGAGGGAATCCTGGGGGAAGAATTGGGCTTTGAAAATGCGCCGGAAATTATGTTTTGTAAGAAAACGTGGGTGAAATGAACTGTTTGGGTGATTGCGGGACCGTATGTGCTAGCGGTATTCTTTATACGCATCCTCTAATGCTCTTCTCGGTATGAGCTTAGCGGTTACGCCAGAGAGGGGTGTATGAGACTCCTCTCTGGCTGCACCTTAAGAAGCTTCTATTCCTGCCTTGTGACTCATCTTTCTTTTTTTTTCAATCCACGCGCCCCCGAGGGACGCGAAACCAGCATGAGACCCTTGGCGTCATCTAGCGTAACGCAAAACCGGCCTGACGGCTAAGAAATTTTCCCGTCAAGAAATCACCTGTTAACAAAAGGCAACCCTCTATTCTTAGTGGTGCTTAGCCGCCAACTAGCTGGTGCTTAACAACTTATCCATCCGCCACCGCTGCCTATCCAGTACAAGACGCCTGATACACGCCTGAGGTAACCGGAACCGCGCCATAAACTGCCCTTGCCTTGCCTCGCCATGCCCGGCCCAGCCCCGTCCTGCCCCGCCTTGCGTTGCCAAGCCCCGGCTCGCCAGGACTTGCCCCAACTCGCCACAAGTGAGTTTACCGCGAACCGGACATTACGCTGTAAAATTTCCGACCAGATTTCGCCGGTCAAACTTCCACCGCACAGCGAGCTGAACCCGGTTTTTCGCGCCCGTGCGCTCGAGCATCTGCCCCACGTATATCCTCACCGTTCCTTCCGACAGGCGCAGCAGGTGCGCGATCTCCTTGTTTGTTTTTCCCTGGCTGAGCAGGCTGCAGACGTCCTGCTGCCTCCTGGTGAGGGCTGGTCTGACGTTTTTTCTCAAAACGGGTAGCCTGACCGTAGGACACTCCATTGCTTTAAATCAACTACCATTCCTTGTATCCCTTGGAAGATTATAACTATATCTTGGATAAGGCTGGCTCCCCTGACTGGCTGAACTCCGCTTTGCGGAAGCTGCTCGAGGCGACTCTCGCGCTCGAATCGGAAACCGCCCAAAGAGACCTGGAAATCGCCGCTACACACGCCAAATACGAGCCGAAGATCAAAGCCGCGGAACTGGCGATGGCCAGCCTCTCTGCACAAATCGAGTCGCACTACCGCGAGCACCGTGAGCAACTCGAGCGCGAGGGGCAGAAGAGCCTGCAACTCGAGTATGGCGAGATTGCGCTGCGGATCCCGAGCACGCCCGCACTCATTCCGGCCAAGGGCTGGAGCTGGGCGAAGATCGCGCGAGAGACCAAGAAAGTCTGGGGGCCGCGCTACTTCCTGAAGCCGCGGGCGCCCTCTCTCAACAAGATCAAGCTCAAGGCGGAACTGTCCGCGGTGCAACTGGCAAAGATCGGGCTGACGGTCGATGCGACGGAGTCGTTCAGTATCCAACTCAATCGCTTGGCTCCTGCCGATCAGCCCCGCTCGGAGGCCGCCTGATGTCCTTTACGGCCCACAGTGATCCGGATATGGTCCCTGTAGATTCCAGCGGTATCGCAGCCATAGGCTACGAGCCGGAATTACGCACTCTTTTCGTGCATTTCCTGAGCGGCGCGAAATACAAGTTCTTCGATGTATCGCCGCAGCAGCACCAGGCTTTCATGATGGCCAAGGACTCATACGGCAAGCATTTCATGTCGAAGATCAGAGGCAAGCACAAATTCGAGCGATACGACTAGACAATAACTCCCGAAGGAGTGCGCCGCCAGATGTCCGCGGCGTTTAAGGCTCGATCTCGATCGGCATTACCATTCCGTCCGGGTTTGTGCCTAACCGCAGGAACCGCTGCATGACATCAGGCTCGTCCAGAAATTCGATCTCTACCATATCCAGCGTTCCCCCGAGCATGGACTTCACATGCTGGTCCGCGAGGTCACACATGAGGGACGGCATCTTGTCGTACCAAACCTCGACAGAACTCTCCCACTGACGCACTTTTTTCAGATAGCCGCGGATCACCAGGCGGAGCATATGTATAACAGAATACCCGTTTCGGTAGCCGGCATCGTTGTGGAACACGTAGACCGGCAGCGTGCGCGTCAGTTGTCAAAGGCCCCGAATGCCTCGGCGCGCAGGGATAAGCGCACCAGGCAAATAGTAGAGATCACGCTTGAGGTGCATGGATCCGATTGCGCAAAGAAGGCGCGACGTCTGGATCCCAGGAAGTACTCCCACGATAAAGAGACAGCGCAGAATCCGCATGGATGCTGGACGTTCCGTAAATTATTCAATGCCCCGTCCCAACCGTAAGCAAACCTTCCTCGCCTGCTACAGAGAGTTAGGCGACATCAAGAAAGCCTGTAAAGCGGCAGGCATCCCTTCCCGTGAATCGCATTACAGGTGGCTCACCGACGAGCAGTACAGGCAAGACTTCGCTCTGGCGCAAAGGGACTATCAGCAGATCGATGCACAGCAAAGCGTGGAGAAGGCCCGCAAGCTTGCCGACCAACTGGGGAGCCTCGAGCTGGTCGCGCAGGACCACAGGCTGCGCGCCATGCAGGAGAGATGGCAGGGAGTCAGAGAGGCAATAACCCGCATCACGCTCGAGCGGGGCGCGGAAATGGCGACCGTACCTGGAGGAAAATCCGGCTTCCTGTGCCGGGACTACAGAGGAAAAGACTGCACTGGAGAAGTATACAGGGTGGACACCGGCCTGGTCTCCCTGTTAGGCGAGATGCGCGCGATCGAGCGGGCCGCGGCGGAGCAGCTCGGGCAATTGGCGACGCAGGTGGAGTTCTCAGGTGCGGGCGGAGGGCCGATCGAGATCAAGGTGGAGTTCGTGCGTCCGGGAGAGCAAAGAGACAATCTGACAGTCATCCCGGGCAAATCAGCTTAGAAAGGATAAATCAGAATTATGAGCACTACTCAAGCAACCCCAGGCCAGCAGCAGCAGGCCCAGCAGCAGGCCCCGAGATCAGTACAGCCGCCGGCCCAGCCCGGTATCGTGCCGGGATCCAATCTCCCCTCAGTAACGCCTGGCCCGGTGGATCTGGGGTCGGTGCAGCAGGCAGTGGCGCCGCTGAATACGGTCCAGGCCTCGGTCACTACTCTGCTGAACGGTCTGGTCACTCAGGTCAACAGGCTGGCCACAATGCCCGCGGTGACTCTGTCAGATCAGATGAAGAAAGTCACTGAGAACTTGCGAAAGCTGGGCGATCAGGCGGGCGGAGCTTCGACGCAACAGTTGCAGCAACTCGAGGCCGAATTGAAACTCGCCGCGCAGGCGGGCCCGGTCTATTCGATTACGATCCAGGAATTCGCGCAGCAGTTGAGCACCTCAGTGGCAGGGCTGACTGCGGCCGTTATCGCCAACACGCCTAGTGCTGCGGCATCGGCCGTGGCCGCAAGAGGGAATTGATCCATGGCTGAACTGACCAGCAAGCAGCGCAACGCACTGGCTCCATCCAAGTTCGCATTGCCGAAGGAAGGAAAATATCCGATCCCTGACAAGGCTCACGCCCGGAATGCTTTGGCGAGAGCCTCGCAAATGGTGAAGGCAGGGAAACTATCATCTTCGTCTGCGGCTAAGGTGAGGGCCAAGGCTCACGCAATGCTCAATAAGTGATCAGCTATGGCTAAACTACCCAATAATCAAGTCAATTCGCTTAAGCCTTCTGACTACGCCTTCCCTGACAGAAACAGCTACCCCGCTAACAAGAAGAGCACTGCAGCGGGAGCACGCGCGCAAATGATGGGCAATCCGCCTCTCGGCAAGAAGGGCACTGTGTCAGCGGCGATGCGCAAGATGATGGCGAATCCGCCTGTGGGGAAGAAAGCCGACACGAAGCTGGATACGCTGCGCGGCAAGAGGAAATAAATCCGCTTCAGATGGCTCTGTTTCCGGATATAGTACAGTTTCTGTTCCCTCCGTCTGAACAGTGTCCGGAAGGTAAAAACGCTCGCTATAAGATCCTGTACGGCGGCCGCGGAGGGATTAAATCCTGGAGTATCGCCAGAGCGCTTTTGATCCGGGGAGGAAGGCAGCGGGTCAAGATCTTGTGTGCTCGCGAGACGCAGAAATCGATAAGGGATTCAGTTCACGCGCTACTGGCGGAACAGATCCAGATTCTGGGTCTGTCGTCTTTCTACGAAGTCCAGAAGTCCACGATTATAGGGCGCAACGGGACCAGTTTCATTTTCTTCGGATTGAAGCACAACGTGGCGGACATCAAATCGTGTGAAGGCGTGGATATCGTCTGGGTGGAGGAAGCAGCTAACGTGAGCCGGGCATCCTGGTCTACGCTGATTCCGACCATTCGACGCGAAGGCTCCGAGATCTGGGTCAGCTTCAATCCGGAACTCGAGACAGATGAGACCTATCGCAGGTTTGTGCTTCAGCCCCAACCGGATTCCATTGTCCTGAAAACTACGTACAGAGATAATCCCTGGTTCCCCGACGTTCTGCAGAAGGAGATGGAGTATTGCAGGGAGCACAACCCAGATGAATACACACACGTATGGGAGGGCTGCTGCGTTTCCATCCTGGAAGGCGCGATCTACGCAAACGAACTCCGCAAAGTAGACGTTGAGGGCCGCATCTGCCGCGTTCCCTATGACTCATCAAAACCTGTTGAGACGTTCTGGGATCTGGGCTGGGATGACTCGACGGCAATCTGGTTCGTGCAGCAGATAGGATTCGAGTTCCACGTCATCGACTGCCTGGACGGGGAGCAGAAGCCTCTGGTTCATTACGTCAAAGAACTGCAGGCGCGGCCCTACGTCTACGGCACGTATCACCTGCCGCATGATGCGAAAGCAAAGAACCTGGGGACGGGCAAGTCGATTGAAGAGCAGATGCGCCAGTTGGGACTGAGAGTGTCGATCGTGCCGCAATTGTCGGTAGCGGATGGCATCAACGCAGCCAGAAGCGTGTTTGACCGCTGCTGGTTCGACGCGGAGAAATGCGCGGACGGCCTGCAGGCACTGAGGCACTACCGATATGGGGAACGTCTCGAGCTGGGAGTCAAGACACGGGAGCCTTTGCACGATTGGGCCTCGCATTTTGGAGATTCCTTCAGATATTTTGCCGTGGGATTCCACCAGCCCGCGCCGAAGAAGCTTGTCGAGAGCACCTATCATGCGCCTCAGCCTGCCTATAGTTGGATGGGTTGAGCGCGGAATATGACGGACACTATGGGATTGCTCACGATCGCCATCCGACTTCAATGGGGCCGCGCTCTGTCTCAGTATACATGACACCGAACGAGGCGGAACTGCAGGATTTACTAAATCGCTTCGAAACCGCGATGCAGAAACTGGAGAGCCTGATAACACAACTCCGAGAAGTGACCGGCACGATGGGACTTCTCACGCTCGCCATTCGCCGGCTGCAGAAGCGGGGAGATTAGGGATAAGTACTTGCTCAATGGCCTGTCTCTCTGCGCCGGCATCGGGGGCCTTGACCATTACCTTTCTAGTACCGAAAGCCATTGTAAATAGAGGAGATACGTTCAAAGCTTGTAGCATGACTACACTGCTCCAAGAACGGAGATCAGCAATCGATATGCTTCGGACAGACGGCAAAAGTTGGGCTGAAATCGCCACCGCGCTTTCACTCGATAAGAGTTATGTGTGGCGTGTAGGAACCGGAAGAGAACTTTCCCATCCTCGCCGCAGCCCGAAGAACTATCCCGTCTATCAACCAGAGGTTCTGAAACATAATCTCGCACCTGTTATTCAAGGTGGTCTGTCCGAGTTGGAAGTCGCGGTTGAATTGATTAAAGCTGGTTGGGAAGTTTGGCAACCCTTAGTGGCACAGCAACGTTCAGACTTGGCAGTTTTTAAGAATGACAAATTTATCCGTATTCAGGTCAAAACAGCGACATGGGACGCGAAGCATAAACGCTACCGCGTTTCGCTAACCAATAAAAAGCGTTCAGGAAGGCGCACATACACAGCAGATGATTGCGACGTGTTCGTAATTAAGTGCGGACAGTCATCAGATTTCTACATACTTCCTATCTCCTACGTCCGCGTCCATTCAGTGATGCTCAATCTCTATCCTAATCGTGAGCTTTGCGCCAAAACAGAACAATGGAAAGCTATCGAGAAATATCATAATGCCTTCGGATTGCTGGACGATCTGTGTGGTTGAGCATTCCTACATCAGCTTGTGCAGCGGTATTGCCGGCCTCGATCTCGGCGTCCAAATGGCGTTTCCGGAGTTCCGATGCATCTGCTATTGCGAAAACAACACGAAAGCGGCAGAACGGCTATGCGCAAGAATGCGGGATGGATCAATCGACGCAGCCCCAATTTGGGATGACCTTAAAACCTTTCCGTCGCATCTATTCAGAGGACGAACGAGTGCTGTCGTGGTTGGATGGCCTTGCCAGCCGCTCAGCGTCGCTGGCAAGCGCAAAGGAACAGGCGACGAGCGCTGGATCTGGGGAGATATCGTCCGCATCCTGCGCGAATGCGGAGCGTGGCTCTTCCTGGGAGAAAACGTATCGGGACTTCTCCGGGATACCGATAGCCCAACTGACCAGAAACCAGACGTGGATGAGTTCTCAGCAGACGCTATTGGCGGAATGGGAACCGTTCTGCGGGATCTGGCCGAAATGGGGTTTGTTGCTGCGTGGGGCTGTATACGAGCTTCTGACGTGGGAGCCGCGCACGGGCGTCCGCGAGTCTTCATACTGGCCTACCGCGACGGTGGGGGACCACTGGACGCCCTCGACGGACGAGAGCGCGGAGAGGGAGACCGGCAAGCACAACCTGCGGGGAACGAGCATTACCTGGAGGCCGGATGCTCTCTGGCCTACCGCGAGAGCGGAGGACTCGGAATCGATGGGGATGCACCGGGGCAATGCGGACACGCTAACGAGTGCCACGGGGATGTGGCAGACTCCGAAAACTCCTACCGGAGGTGGCCAGGAGGACGAGCAGGGTCTGGATCAGCAGGCGAGGCTATGGCCGACAGCGAACACGCGCGACTCATCCGACGCGGCGCGGCACACGACGACGACCGGCGTGATGCATCCCGGCACGACGCTGACGGATGCAGTGCGGAACTGGCCCACTCCAGCCTCACGGGACTGGAGAAGCGAAGAGAGCCTGGAGAACCGGGATCTTCAGCATGCGCCGAATCTGAGCCAGTACTGTTACCTGCGGGACCTGGAATCTTTGCTCCCGGCCCCTCCGACCCAAGCTGGCCAGCGATTCTGGAGTCACTACCGCATCTTGCGCCGGCTATGTCGGCAGTTGAAAGAGCGCTTGCCCTCGCCGTACTCGAAGGGTGGTCGTTTTCAGAATGGGAAATGGCAGCGGGCGGCGATGTTTCGGAAGAAGCTCTCGCCCGACTTCGTCTGCTGGCTGATGGGTCTGCCGCAATGGTGGCTGGACGACGGGACAGACTCGCGCAACTCGGCAATGCAGTCGTACCGATCCAGTGCGCGGCGGCATTTAGGGACCTTAGAGGGAGACTAGGTTTATGCCTTTAAAAAGTGGCTCCTCAAAGAAAACGATATCCCAGAACATCAGCAAGTTAGCCAAGGAAGGCTACACCAATCCGAAACAGCAGGTCGCGATCGCCATGTCCAAGGCCGGCAAGTCCAAAAAGAAGTAGTGCCCTTCCGCTCAAAGACAGTAAAGAACGTCGAGGAATTCCTCTCGAAGGTCCGCGACCGCTACACCTATGCGCTCGACCTGGACAGACAGGACCGGCAGGAAGCGGAAGACGACGTGAGATTCGCGGCGGCCACTC